TGGTGCCCCCATTGCCTCGATGGCGTCCCAATTAGCATCCGTGAGGCTGCTGGGGTCTTTGATTTGCATGAGCGACGGTTTAAGGTCAGTTGGCAAAGTGTCGTACCATTGCCCCGTCATTGTGAACGCATCAAAGACGACCGCTTCATCGCTAGAGCCGTCCGGCTGCCCAGAATGCCAATTAGTGTATACTGCCGGCGTGCCGTCATCCCAGTACGCACTGCCAGTTGTCCATCCAATATAATAATGTGCAGCGGAGAAGGTAAAGGATGCCAGTATCCATGCGTTGTCATCGGCGCTGGCTATCGTCGTTAGACTGCCCCCAAGAGACGCTGACACAGCTACCTGCGCCGCTCGTGTACCTGTCGTATCGCAAAGACGGTGCCAGTATCCCGTATGCGGGCTTTGCTGCCAGCCGTAATGCATCAACTTGATGGCGTTCCAATTAGCAGATGTAAGGGTGGCGGGGTCTTTGATTTGCATGATGACCTGATATACAGTGGTGTCACGAACCATCGTCCAATACCCTGCATATGGTACGCCTGAACCATCTAAATACATGGCCACGCCACGAACAATAATACCCGCAGTATTGTACGGTTCACCAGCCAGCCAGTTTGAGGTAGACAGCGAGTATGGCTCACCCGAGTGCCAGTGGAAATCCCATACGATAGTCGGGTCGAGGTCGATTAAACCAATCCACGCAATTAGGCGGCGGGCACCTAGTACCATTGCCGCCGAGACAAACAGGCATTCTTCTACAGAATCTAGATAAGCTGCATACGCCCCATAAGTCAAGGCCTCAGCGCGCGCGTCGTCAACGAGTTTATCAGAGTCACTAATCTTGTACCACCATCCTGTATTAGGCGACTGCACCCAACCGTAATCCCCAAGGTTAGATATCACCGAATAAATAGGGGTATTCATTCCCTGCAGCGTCAGACTCACCCTCTCCGCCCCGTTATTATCCCCATTGCGCTTACAAGAGGTAATCAGGAATTTGCATGTGTAGTAATCAAGCGCCTCGCTGATTACCATAGCATTTATTCCCGTGCCGTTGTGGGCTGCAATCAAAACAGCGCGCAGCATATCACCGTAAGAAATAAGGCCATTAAAGCTAACGGATATGCTTTGCGCGCCACCTTCCATTAGGTGTTTCCACGGCGAGTTGCACTTTGCCGAGACATCAATCTCCTCATTATTTATTGTCAGCACTGCGCTTTCCGTGCATTCTATTGCCTCATACAGCCCTGAGCCAGCAGGGTTTTCTATGTGTATAGAAAATGCGCTGCCCAAGAAAAAAGTCATATCCGTAAAATCCGATAAGGCTCAAGTATGCCCGCTGCGCCACTAGCCTCTAGTGGATTCAAAACGCCACCACGACTATTTATGCCGTCGCCAGTATTACAATCGCCGCGATTGCCGTACATATGAGCAATAGCCATGAGAATTGCTTGGCGAATAGCAAAAGGAATGTCAGCAGCGCCACCGTAGCCAGCAATATAATCAACCTCAACGCTGGCAGCATTACGCATGCCGTGAGGAATATCAGCCCCATCATTAAGGACAAGCCGCCCGTATTGGTCTGGGTCTGAATTATCGACAAAATAATTGGATGCATCATAAATAGTACTCGCGTTATCATCGCCAAAATAGCGCACTTCCTCGACGCTAATAAGCGGAGGTTTATGCAGGGATAGTGCGCGAGCTACGCCGTCGTTTACAGGGCCTTGCCGCACGCCGTCAAACGCTGGGCTGGCATTGGCTGGCCACGCGTCAAGAGTTGCGCGCAGGCCTGTGCTCATGAGTTTTCGGCGGCAATATTCTTCAACGGCATTTGTAGCCGCTGCGATAAGCCCAGAGAGCATTGCGTCGTCGCTTGCGGGTATGCTGCCGCCAAGCCACGCCTTGACCTCTTCGAGCGTCACAGGGTGTTCAGTAGGCGCGATAATAACCTTTAGGCGCTTGATGCTGTAATAAGGATGCACGAATGCTCCAGTATTACCACGGCCACCACCAGAGCAGATCATTATTTATTATCCTCAATCCAAGCGCCGATTTCTTCGACGCGGCCTTCTGTGATTCCACGCAGGGCGACAAGCTCTTCTTTTCGCAGACTACAAGCGTGCTGCAACTCGTCCCAAGTGCTAATATTCATTTCTGAAACAATATGCTCAGCGAAAACACGCCCAAGATATGGGGCTTCGGTAAAGTCAGGGGCCTCGGTACTGCCTTTTGATTCAGCCGAATCATGCGTGGCGCCTGTGTGTTCTGCTGACCCATCTGAACACAAGGCGAGCGCAAGCCATTCTGGCAGCTCAAGCTCTTGGCCCTTCTCAAATAATTGCACCTTTACATGGTCAGGAGCTGCCCGCGTATCTCTGATTATTTTTACTAGCATTTTATCCTCCATGTAAAAAAAAACATGCGACACCCAAAACTCGGAGCTACCTAAGCAATGGGGCGCATGAAAAGCAATGCCCGTCAGGGCTAGGCTTCGGTGAAGCCCGACAGATTCGGTAGCACATGCAGGCGATCTAAAATAACCTGTGCGTGCAGGTCGGTGTCTGCCACAGTGCCGCCAAGAACAACACGTACATAGCGCATGCCGCCAACATAGGCAAAGCGGCGGGCTTGGTTGGCAACGGGCGCAGCGTAGTCTTGGCCGTACAGCTCAACGCCAACAGCCGCGACCTGTGCAGGCGTAAGCGCTACGGCATCGCTGCCGTCAGACTCATTGCCGTGCTGGATTTCACAGGTAGCGCCGGCGTCAACATTAGCACCAAATGAAATAACGACGGTTGCGGCATTGGCATCGCGCACATCGACGGTAGAGCCGTCAAGAGTGCCCGATTTATTGCCAGCGCCGATGCTGTCCAAGACAGCAATGTCGGAAGCAAATTCACGATTAGGCATGTTATGCCCCTTTCTTTTTTATTGAGTGAACGGGGCGCAATGTGCGCCCCGTGTGCTAGGCAGTTGCTTCTGCGTATACCATTGTGTCAAAATTGACCACATCACCACCGACACGGCGGCGCATGTAGAACTCGACCATAGGCTTGCTACTGTATGGATCGCGCAGGAGCGAGAATGCCATACGGTCGGCAATCTGGTAGGTGCGGGAAACATTGGCAAGTAGGAATGAAATGCTGCCAGCCGCAAACTCTGGCAGGTCATCGAACTCAGAAAGAGCAAGGCCTAAAATTGTATCTGGATCACCATTCAGGCCATCTTGCCAAATATAGCGATCCTCCTGCTTGAGCAATTGGATTTGCAGCAAGGCCTCTGGATTCAAACACCAAGTGGCACCAGAGCGATAACCTTGCTTGATGTTTTTCTTCATTGTCACCAAAACATCTGGATCGGTAATGCCGCCATTTACGCCCGTCTTAATTGTGCGAACGGAGCCGCGAGCCTGTACGCCGCTAGGACGCTTGCCAACAGCAATGTAATTTTTGTCGTAAGTGGCAATGCCACGAGGCTTGCCTACGCCATCGCCAACCGTAAATGCATTTGCTTCGATGCGTGCGAACTCTTCGCCTGCTTCGGTTGCAAGGAAGCCTTCAATGTCAAACATTGAGTCTTCGAGCATTGTCTGTGATGCCTCGGGGCGGGCATACATTTCCTCGACTGGGATCGACCACATACCCAACTCTGGCGTATCAGTCTTAGGGCGGGACTTAAGTTCTTTAGTCCAGCCGCCAGAAATACGGCCTTCGCGCACAGGGCCTTCAATCTCGCCAAGACTCGTTGCTTGAACGCTAGCAAGAGCGCGCATAGGCGAACTCTCACGGATAACTGTAACCATGCGGCCAGACATATCCTTAGGCACAGCATAGCCGCCAGAGGCCTGCAGGTTGACGGCCATTGCCTTGGCTTCTGGCTCAGCGGCAAGGAATTTCTCTTGCGCATCTTTCATCATTGAGGCATCGCCATTGACACTAAACTGCTTGATCGCGCTGCGGTATTCGACCATCGCTTCACTTTGGCCTTTTTCGCCTTCGCTGCCAGTACCACGGCGTTTAAGTGCAACCTCAGTTTTGGCAAGACGATCTTCAAGCGCTTTTTTATCGGCATTAATGGCGCTGATGGTTTCGCTCATCTTCTTGACTTCGCCCTGCGTTTCGCCAAGCGCAACGCCATGCTGTTTGGCTTCTTCGTGATATTTGTCGGTGGCCTTGCGCAAAGCCACAACAGCCTCACCCTTTTCTTCGATTAACTTCTTGAGTTCATCACTCATTTTGATTCCCCTTTCAAGAGGTCATTTTGTTTTTTCTGCGAGGCCATTAACTCAGTCAGATCATCACGATCACTTGCCGCACCGTCACGGCCCAGCGCCTTATAGCCTTCTGATATAATAGTTTTTGCCTCCTTGGCGGAAAAGCCAAGGGATTTAAGTCCGTGCTCAACCTCTCGGATATTATCTGTATCAATACTCTTTGCACCCGTAACGCTGGCTTCGGGATTCATCGCAAATACAACGGGCGACACTTCCATCAGAGCAAGCGTTTTGAGAACTGTTACATGCTCATCATCGCGCTTTTCAAATGCTGCATCAACAGTCCAATAGCCGATGCTCAAACCCTTTGGGCCATTGCTCATCATCATATTGCGGGCCTGCTCAGCTTCGGCGATAGGCTCACGCCCAAGCGTGTTGCCTTTGACCCACAGCACGCCCTTCACTTTTAGGCCATGCTCATCTTCTGACATTTCCAGCCATTCACCAATAGGCTGCTTCACATCGTGCGACCAAAGAAGCGCAGGCATCTGACCTTTTTCCTTGTACACCTTAAGTGAATCAGCGAACGCGCCCTTTTCCACAACATCATAACCAAGGTCTATATTGCCAAATACAGAGCCGTAGCCCTCAAACTCGCCCTTGTCGTTCACGCCTTTTATCTCGCAGCGTACCGTCATGCTTTTATGCTCAGTGTTTTTATTCATCGGATTGATTCCTCATAAACCATGACGCATCGACAATTGATTGTTTCCTCTGGAGGCCCGCTTGGGTCGCTAGGGTACGCCAATACTACACGCCTTTTGCCCCCTGTAAATGCAAAGGGTTCATCCATGCCGACTATTAGCCCATCTGGGCCGCCAGCGGCAGCGCTGCGAGAGTGAGACATGCGGGTGCGGTCGTCGTCAACGCTGATCCATTCTTTGAGTAAGGTGAGGCCCGTTGCCTCGGCGCTTGTCTTGCTTGATGCCATTGCCGCTTGATGCGTTTCGGTGCGCGCGATTGTCTGAGCGCGCCATGCCCCTATGCCCCGCGTGCCGATGTGTTTTTTAATCGCATTGCCGATAACAAGCGACGATTCGCCCGCATCAGTGCCGGCAATCAATATATTTTTAACCGCGTTGCCCGTTGTGGTGCCGATCAAATTAGATTGCTCAAGCGCGTGAATAGTCATCCAGTCGTTAATCATTATCTCGACTTGGTAATCAAAATCTTTGCGTTCAAAATACCCGATGCTTTTTTTAGCCGCCGCCTTTTCGATGCCGTCTGCAAAGCGCGTCATCACTGGCTCATAGGTCTTTGCCAGAAGCACGAGCACACGGTTGCGATGATCTGCCAACACTGGGACAAGTGCTGTCTCTGCATGTTCTGGCGAGTCTGCATATGCAGCCGATGACTCACGCGCAACACGGTTCATTTCTTTCCGCATGGCCTTATTCAGCCTGCGTTCATAAATCAGCATAATCCGAGTCTGTACTGCCGCCGCTTGCTGCTTCTCTCGCTGTGTGCTGAGATTGATCACTGACGCTTAGCCATAATAGCCGCGATCTCTGGGCCGATACCTGCCGCCTCTAGGGCCTTGGCGGCCTCTTCTGGCGTAAGCTCTGCGAGGTCTAATCCAAGTGGCAAATTGCCTGCTGGTTGCCATACTTCATCAGCGCCTTCAGTTTCAAGCGCTCCAAGGCCTGCCGCAGCCCGCTTTTCGTTTATAGTCATGTAAGACAGCGCGTTTACGTCGAGCATCGTTTTAGCGCGTGATTCCTGCAATGCTGGGATGCTGTTTAGGTCAAGCTCTATACGCAGCCCAGCCTGCTTGTACATCGGTACTAGCCAGTTGTTCAGCTCGCTAATGAGCTCATCGGCAAGCGGGAGAACAGTCTCTTGCTGCAGGCTCAGGCGCGCCTGCCCAAAGTTGGCAAAGGTCTGGCTACCCTCAATGCCAAGCATCTGAGTTGGCACGCCATAGGACGCGCAAATGTCTACAGCGTTTGCCGTGCGGCCACCGAGCCAGTCCATGTCTTTAGGCCCAATGCTGAGCTGATGCCATTCCATCCCGCCCTCAACGATAAACGGGCGGCGCGCATTGCGTGGCCCGCTCATCACATCCTCGAGGTTCTTTACTAGTTTTTCATACTGCGCGTCGCCTATATTGCCCTTGCTCGTTAGCATGCC